ATTTGATTTGACATCTTTACGACTTCTTTTTTACTTTTTTACTCTTTATTCTTCCCCCACCCACCCTCTCAATTTTTTTCACTTTATTACCATCCTACCTTTCACTTCTTTTTTATAAATTATGTGGGGAACCAAGGTTCCCCTCTGACCCCTCCTGCTCGCACTATTTTTTTCATTGATATAAATTAATATTAAATTGTTTTGCTACAAATTTCGAATTATTTTTAGCACATATCGTTTTATTTTTAACCTGCGCCATTTTATTTTTAGCATATATTGTTCTATTGATCCCATTAATCTCGTTAATTTTATTGTTAATATTTTGGGTTCTCTCATTAACAACGTCAATGTGAACAATTCTATCTATTTTCTCACCGCGTTTTGCCTTTAAAAACATAGCACTCCGCTTACACGAACACAGCTTACAGAGACATCCGTTGTCTATATAATGTTCTACATGAATGTCATTAATATACTGATTTTCTAGACACAAATTAATATAAAACTTATATTCTTCGGGACTATAAGGAGTTGTAGGTTTACAAGTTTTCGCAGCCCACATATCCAGATATTGTTTTCTCTCCTCTTCGCTATAATACAAACGCATTTGGTTACAGTTTTTAACGGTCTCGAGAAAATTTTCAGGAATTAAATATTCATTTTTAAATCTAGCATATAAATCGCCTATCGTCTTTTGACTAGATTGATAATCATTTACAATCGCAACCTCTGATCCCAAAATGGTAGAGAGAAACACACCCCACATTGAAGAATCGCATAATCGCAATTTAACATAAGTAACATTATTTATTTTTTGAACCAAATATTTTTTATTGAAGTCAAATTGTGTGGGTCCTGGTATATTATATTTATCGACATAATGGTCTCCATCTTCGAGATGAGGAAACACTTTATTAAATCTTTCAGTAACTCTCTTAATGCTATACTTATTGATATTCTCTTCGCTATTGTTGAAATGATAGGGTGATATCTTCTCAAAAAATTCCGACATTTTCCTCTCTATAGTCGTCCTATACACATCTATAACATAAACGGTCTTCCCAATATTAGCTAAATACTTGATGATATCATTTATAGACACATTTGTTATCCCAGTTAATACCTCAAGCATAGTTTCATCGTGTATGTGAATCACGCTAAATCCGAGTCCAAGAGATAGGCGTAATGACGAGACTAGCGTTGTTGACCCAACTTTGGGTGGTGTGTATATAAAAATATAATTGTCAGCTTTATAACTGAATAATTTATCAACTATCGTAGACAAATGTTGGTGATTAGACATATAAAATAGAAACAAATAATAATTTAAGTTTTAATTTATTATTTTTGCGCAGGATGCCTATAAGTATTTGAATATATTGTAACATTGAAATATAATTTTTAGGGTGTCATAGAGCCTAAATAGCGATTGTTTTAACGAAATGCTTATTCATATATTTTTGAATATTAAAATACGTCAATTCGTGATCTGGTTCAATGCCCAACAAATGTATCAGATTATCGTCGGGTGATATAATTTGGCTATTTGCCTTATTTTCTAATTTATTCTCTTTTATGTAGGCAATTAGTGCCTTTGTTACATCAGTTCGGGCAATTTCAGTTCCCTCGGCCCGATTCATAAATTCGCATAGCTCCTTTGTAACCTTAATTGGTCTAGCAAACCCGGATGGCTGTCTATTCCCTCTATTCTTACTTTTTGCGGCGTCCTTTTCCAGCACCTTTACGTGTTTTCTCATAGCCTTCTCCGCGTTCTTAATCTGCAGTTGAAGAGACGAAACCTGTGTCTTTACCAAATTTAGCCCCGATAAAATATCACCAAACTGTTCAAATAAATCACAGCTAGTTTGATTCACGTTTGTGGTGGTTGTAGTGTTGTTAGTCATTCTATAATACACTTTAGGTGTTAACTTTAAATCAAATTTGTATAAAATATTATTTACTTCATATAAATTTAGCGGCGTTTGCGAGTTTGTTTTTTGTGGCGGCGTGTTCCCTTTCCACGTCTCATATTTTTACAAATAGGGCAGCCACATCCTGACTTGTGTCCATTTCCTCTGCGTTTTTTAGTTCCGGCCGCTTGCGCCGGTGAAGCAGGAACATTGGCAATTTCATCATATTCATCGTCCTTTGCGGGCATAACAGACATGTCATCACCGCCTTTTTGCGACTTTTTTTTCATATTTTTACAAATGGGACATCCGCAGCCGGATTTGTGGCCATTTGACTTTCTTGAACCGCGTCTTTTGCGGCTTCCTCCTACAAGTCCCGGTCCAGCTTCTCCTTTTTCTGCTGCGTCTAACGGTTCGTATTCTGGAATTTGTTTCATAGAAGACATTGGTGTTTGTTTCATAGAAGCTTCGGGTGATTCCATAATAGAAGAGTCGTCCGCTTGTGAATAAGGTGTTGCCTTTATCCCTCCTTCTTCAAGGTCGCCCATTTGATTTTCAATGTCAGGATCCTCACCACCTCGCTTGGACTTCTTAGCATTTTTCATGTTCTTACATATAGGGCAACCACACGTAGGCGAATGTCCATTCTTCTTCCTAGAACCTCCGCTCTTTTTAAGCGCGGCCTTTTGTGCATCTACCCTGTATCCACCTCGTCTGGCCTTATTCTTCATATTTTCGCAAATATGGCATGAACACGTAGACTTGTGTCCATTTTTCCTCTTGGCTCCACCCATCATTGCGGTAGGAGCAATTGACTTGTCATCCATTTCACTCATTATATATTATATATACAAATTAAGTTTCAAAATATATAATTTATTATATTTTGAAATTTCTAAAGGCAATTAAACAAATTACTTTGATTCAATGTTTGAATCGCTACGAGGCGAGTGAAGGTAGTGAGGGTGGCGAGAAACACGCTGTGGCTTGCTCTCATTCGGCTTATCAGCAAGCTTCCACTCTCCGCCACCACTGCCTTCTCTAGGTCCCTCACCACGAGTTCTAGGGGCGCGCTGCACATTTGCCGGAGGTCCGCGCGAATCAGTGCGTCTCGGTGCGCTTTGCTGTCTAGGCATCTTCATCTCGCCATCAGTGGGCTTCTCACTATGATAAGCAGATCTAACATTTCTATATTCATTTCTGGTCTCACACATCAACTTACCGTTGTTAATTCCGCTAACAGAAGATGCCTGCCACGCGTGCTTCTCGGAACTCGTATGAGCCATGTTAAACGACACGTATTCACCCTGGACCAAATACTTATACTGCTGATCCGCCACACTAATCGCGCTATGATGAATAAAAATATCAGAGCCAGACTGACTACCATCGGTTACTGTAATAAATCCATAACCAGCCTTGTTATTAAACCACTTAACGCGACCATTTAGTCGCTCGTTTGAAATAGGAGATGTAGCATCAGTATTGTTTGACATATTATACTATAATACAACGGGTATCTTTATATAGTTTGCTCCAAAATATATTTATGTTCGCCCTACAACAAGTAGTCAAATCCATACGTGCTTAACCTAAATTTTCTATTATTGTATTCAAATCTTAACAAATATTCGTATAATATTTTTGACAATACTGTTTGAACGCGCACTTTTTTAAACATTATAGGAGAGACATCTATTAAATGCTGTAAAATATTTCTACAAATACCTTGTTCCCTGTACTCGGGTAATATATATATACCGTGAACTATGATAATAGGGTGATGGGGTTTACAGAATGTAAGTGATCCATATTGGCACTCGAATTCAACCATGCCATTATTGTAGGTCGAATAATTTTCTAAATATGTATTTATTATTTCTGTAAAATTGCTCATTTATTATTTAGTATAAAATAGCGCGCTAGGTTTAAGCGCCTGCCTGCGTTATATAATATATATGTGTCAAAACAAACCGCTCCAGATCAGCGGCCTTCGTTATATCAACATCAGCAATATCAATATTCGAAAAATCAAACAGTTCAATATTATTATGTGAAATATATTCAAAAATGGGGATTAAATTGATTGACCGTGGTTCTTCGAGCACACTTAAATCAACCGAATTATCTTTCGCCAGCTTCCGAACATAATTATAAATAGTCAAGGCAATCATTTTAAGTCTCTTGTCGCTCTGTTTTTCAGCCTTCTTGTTAGTTAACTGAAATACATTAAAAACGGACTCGACAAAGTCCGGCATTCTATCATATGGTGTAAGAGGAGTTACTGACATTTAATACTATATTATAGTGCAATCTTTTTAACTGTTTTTCCCCAATATGTCTAATATTTCTATTTCGCGTTCAAAGATATGAATTGCCAGAGAATAGTCTGGTTCTTCTTCAAAACCAAGATTTACAACATATTTCAGATATTCAATCAGACCACCATGAATTTCGTCACATTCGAGAATCTCCCCTTTTAGCTCTTTTATTCGACGATGGATGTCGTCTGTTTCCAAGATAGTCTGCCACGGTAAGGTTCCAAGATAAAAATATATCAACATATAACCAAGCGATTCAAGATCATCACGGCGTGCAAGTTCAATAAAATCGTGCGATTTTGCGCTCGCATAAGTCAAACTTCCAATCAAATTACTCGTCTTAGAAAGCGGAATATGTGTTCCATCTCTCACATATGTCTTACAAAACCCGAAATCGATTATATAAATATTATTTTTGTCATTATCTAAGCCCAACAAAAAATTATCCGGTTTTATATCACGATGCACAAGACCTTTGTCGTGTATAGTCTTTAACAGCTTAATTATTTTTATTCCAATTTGTAGGACAAGTCTTAATGAAAAGGTTTGTTTTTTGTTCTTGATAGATTGTAGTGATTCACCTAATAAATTTATTACCATGTAATAGTTATTGTCGTCCCTACCAAACCATTTTACAGGCGGAACTCCACGACAATTTTGTAAATATTGATAAATAATCGACTCGTGTTTTAACAGATTTATACCGCCAGCAATAGGTTCGACCTTTATAGCGACAAACTCAGATGTGCGTATATTCTGCCCTTTATAAATTTGTCCAAAGGAACCGCCTCCGATTTTATTAATTATTTTGTATTTTTTATTCACAACATCCGTCATTATAAGTTAAACACGAGAAGTATTTAAATTGTAACATAAAAATAATAAGATGACAATAAAAAAATAAACGCCTTAAGCAAGATGTTTATTTTTTTATTTTTATAGTTTTTATTGATTTTCTTAGTAATATTGATTTTTATTTTTATGTTTTTATTGATCTTCTAATATACAAATATACATACACTACGCGGAGAGATGATTTCGTGTGCATGCTACACGAGACCTACACATTGGACACGCGACATATTCTCCCAAATTGTCACGGCGCATATTTGTTCCAAGATGTGCGTTCCAACACGACCCACAGAATAGGTGTTTACACTTGGTTACAATTAGCAAATCGTCATCCCGAGTTATACAATACTCCATGTCCCATTTCGAGTGCTCAAGGTCCCACCTAGGAATAGTCAACGGAGTTTCCATACAAATCGGACACGCGTCTCCCTCAGGAACCGAAGAGCGCACATCGCGAACTGACTTGAATCCATTCCACCGCTCAACTAATGCGTTGACTATGCGGGGTTTAGAAAGCGTAAGTGAAATTGGGTTGAGTAAATACCTGCGATTATACTTGTGCCCCATACTCCCGCGCGTCAGAGGGATCGCCTTCTCATATTTCGCAAAATGGTAGGCGATGTATCGTAACTGATTTAAAGGATACGCGTTAAAATCTGGGCACTTATCTTGGACGAGGAATGTCCACAAGCTGTCGATTTGTTTTCGCTGGCCATTGAAATTGCTGTTACACTTCTTCATCGTGTGCGCAGCACTATTGCAGAATAGACACCTTTCAACCGACATTTTATAAATTTGATAATACAACAGAATTTGTAAATTAGTTTGCCCATATAAAAATTAAATACTTTTCATTCAATTTTTTTAAATGCTGCGTGTAAACGTATAACATAAAAATTTATAAAAAAACAGGGCGTCCCCTGTGATTGCTTTCCGTTTTCGATTACGGAGGTCGCCTAACTTTGTTTTGAGCAAAGGTCAGCTAAGAATGATAAGAGAGTGATTATTTTGGTAATAATTTCATCTGTCATTCCTGAACACTTTCATAGTGCAATTCTAAACTATAAACGTAGCATCATATTTTCATTATTTATCCAAAGGCGTAGGCCAGAATATTATCAAGACAACCCGGCAGCGTGGATGATCAGTCCATAGAAGGGGCACATCAAGATAACAACAGACAAATAACTTCAACATTACATAGAGGGAACGAGGCAATGGTATTTAAACCCTGGCCCAGAGACTTATATATCAAATAACAATATATACAGTGTGCTATTTGATTTTATTAGTCTCCTTTATACACTTTCGAAGGTGCTTTTCACGCTATCTATGTCTAACTTTACTATTTTTCCACTGAGCCAAGTTAGTAGCTCATTAGTAATTAATTATTACATTTTTTTATTTCAATTTTTTTTGCCACTCTCCTTAAATGCTTGGCACCTAAAATTCATAATCCAGTTGCGATTACAGTGAGAAAATATAAACGGTGAACACATATGTCGCTATCAATATCAGCTGTTGAATTGACATGACAATTTTACCCAAATTATTAAGAGGGGCAGCATTTGAAATTCCTACACTAGCTTGAATTGTAGTGCTTAACAGAGCGCAATCCATAAGTGTCACCTCACGCGCGGTTGGAATAGTAAAATCCTCCCTTAAATAATAATATATGCCTGTAAATAATACAATACAACACAAATGGAAAAAAACGGTTCTTATAACTAACTTCATATTATATAATATATAAGCATATTATTTGCTCGCAAAAGGAAAATACTGAACATACGATGCGATCTTAAACATACAACGATTGATTTGTTACTACATATTTAAGTGTTAAATTAGGGATCTCCTTTAATTTGGCCAATAACGACATATTTCCGGTGAGTTCAGCTAATTTCTCCATCTCACTCGAAATATTATTGATTTTAAGTAGGGCTTTTACAAATTCACCGATAAAGACCTCCTTTTCCGCACCTAGATTCTGTAATAGAAATTTACACGACTCCATGTCATTACAATCGCACCATTCTTCCACATAATTCAATAAGTCAAATTGAACATTATAGTCAAATCCCGTGTTAATATTATACTGTAACTCTTTGTTCTGATACTCTGAATACATATCAATAATAGTTGTAACATTTTTATTGACAACTTCGTCTGCGGACTTGGGGATACTGTCCTTAAAATCATCTTGGACGGAGATATTGGTAAATATACTAAATAATGCGACCAATTGTTTCGGTGTAAGTGAATCAAACTTATTCTGCTCAAATAGCCGAGAAAATACCAACCCGTGTGCCTCTCTGATTTGGGACGCGAGCTTTCCTCGAAGTGTCAGCTTCAATGATGTCTCGTCATTAAGATCCCCTTCGATATATTCTTCTTCATTCAGAAGCGCTAATACCGAGGTCACACCGGATTTAATAAACGAATTAACAGAGTCAATTTGCTTTTGTAATTGGCATATATCATTTTCTTTGGCGGAAACACGCTCGTATGTCACAACATCCTTCTCAATAAATTTATAATTGTCGCATAACTGTTGTATTTGTCTTTCAATGTCCTTACGCTTCTTATTGACCGAATTCGGCCGGTCACGTTGTAGACAAGTAAATTGTTCTATTGCCTCGACAGGTGTTCTCAAGTTATCGGCGCATATCTTAAGATTGTCTAGTTCAGTCGTCAAGGTGGTAATTTGTGAAGACAGATATTTCAGTTGTTTATCCACATCACCTGTTACCATACTTCGACCCGCAAAATCGACTAATTTGTTATCGCCAATATCGAGTAGATTCAAAAGAAGGTTGTATGAAATCTTGAATTTAGATGTCAGCGTTTGTGGTTTGCCGCTCATCATTTGTTTATAACTGATAGAATCGACGTTTCTAAATAGATTGTTTAGATGAATGACATGTCCGACCGTGTCTAATCCGAGACGACCCGCCCTACCGGCTGCTTGCGTATATTCGTGACTATGTAGTGATCGAATTACTTCACCGTTGAATTTGTTAATGTCTGTAAATATGGTGGTTTTAACGGGCAGATTGATGCCAACACTCATCGTCTCCGTACAGAACAAAACCTTAATAAATCCTCTAGCGAATAGCAGTTCGACCATTTCTCTTAATACGGGCATTAGACCTGCGTGATGGATACCAACACCCTTTCTTAAAAGCTTTACCAAATTAACATATTCAGGCAATATCAAATATTCTTGAAAATTGGGCAATTTGCGTATAATTTGTTCGCATTCACGGTCCACCGTATAAGGGATTTTGCTATCAAACTCTAACAAGTTCGTCGTCAGCTCGTCGGCGCATTTCTCCAGCTGTTTACGCGAAAACACATAGCATAACGCAGGCAACATTTCCTTCTCGACCAAATATTCCGTGACTTTATTTAGAACGTGCTGACGTTTTACGCGAACCTCGTGTTTTTCAAATAATTTGAGCATTTTGGTCATTGATTGGTATTTGACTTCGTTGAAAACTCCGGTCGCATCTTGTAATATAAATGGCTGATTAGTAGCTTTCCGGATTTCCTCTTGTGTCGTCTTATCCTTGATTGCCTTGTTGATCCCGTTTGTTACCGTAATGAAGCTATAATGAATTAGTGGGACGGCGCGAATTAGTTTCTTAGTTAAAAATACCTCCTTTTTACAGAATTTGGACGAATCTCCTCTGGTTTCTAACCAGCGCGCAAATTTTTCTGGATCATCGAGTGTTGCGGATAGTCCGATCATTTGTATATGTTGCGGTAACATCATAATAGATTGTTCCCAAACGTGCCCGCGCGACTCGTCATTAATCATATGTATTTCGTCAAAAACGACACACCCCAACTCGTTTTCAATGTCCATTTCGAATGAGATGGCAGAGCTTGGTGTGGTGGAATTACTTTTAATTTGATAGAGCTTATTTAAGAGAATCTCGGTGGTCATAATGAGAACATCTGCGTCGGGGTTTGTTTTGATATCCCCCGTAATTAATCCAACGCTAAGATGTGGGTATTTTTTAGTAAAATTATAAAATTTTTCATTAGAAAGCGCCTTGATCGGGCTTGTATAAATTGTCCTCTTGCCTTTCGAATGAAAATAATTCAGCGCGAATTCTCCTGGAAGTGTTTTACCGCTACCGGTGGGACAGCACACCAAAACGTGTTGGCCGTCAACAATTCCCTTGATTGACCATTTTTGAAAATCGTGAAGAGGGAACGAAAATGTATCAAAATGTGATTTATACTCCTCTTCATGGGCGACCGGATAATCATATGAGCAAACGCGAACCATTGTACTTAAGATATATATATAATAATAACGCGATGCCTTTATGTTATTTTTATATACTATTATGCTGTCAGTTCTACCTCTGTAATTACCGGCATATGGTCAGAGCCGTATTCGAGTAGCCCATCTTCAATATTTGTAGGATACCATTGACATTTTGATCCCTGCGCCTTTTTAAACCCACTCGTTAGTATATTATCAATATTCATCTTACGTTCAATATAATATGTGGCACAGAGATTATGGGTCGTGAACCCGGGTGTATTATATAGTTTACTATTCGATTTATATTGGTGGTTAAAATCTCCCGCAACAATCGCGCGACAATCGCCGCGGCAAAGTGCCTGTAAATTATGCCACTGTTTATGTCTTATTTCACTAGATGAATCGTCTAAATGAATATTAAATAGGTCGCACGAATGACCCTTATATTTACACTGTGTATACAAACCGTATTCTTGTGGGTGATGATTAACGTGAACGTCTGAAAATTCTGACCGCTTTAATAGAGTGACATTTCCGCTTTCCGATTTTTTATTATACCACGACATTTTTTTAAGACCTGAAATGATATATTGCTTTTCGAATAACGACAAAAGCAGCATATATTCTTTTTTCATGACCTCCTGTAACATTATAATATCCGCGTCGTATTCATTTAATATTTTACATATTTGCGCGAATCTTGCCTTACGATTGAATACAACAGATTTATCTACTTTTGGAAAGTAAGATTGTTTAATCCATTCTGACGCTAAAATGTTCCACGTCAATATCTTCATACAATTATATATAAATTATATTATATAATTCTATAAACATTTCACTCAAAATTTTCTTTTGAGTAACCAATAACAGCACACGCGATTCTTTTGCCGGCATTTCCGGTCTTTAAGCTTTCGGCATTCTCTCCCTTTCCGCAGTCATCTTCGTCGGCGTGGATGATTAACCCTCTGCCAATAATATTACACTTTGTACCTCGAAGTTTGATAACATTATCATAAAATGTGTATTTTGCGTCACCTTTATTATTTGTTTTTATATTACCTAAATCGCCTACGTGTCTCTTACTCATACCAGGGCAACCGTGGGTTTCTCCATAAGGATTAAAATGTGCGCACATACTAGTACATTTATCAGTTAAATCTCCTGCTTCGTGAACATGAAAACCATGTAAAGAATTAGGATTTAATCCAGTAATATTTAAATCTATTTTTACTCTATTATTAGTTAAATCTTCACTAAGTTTAACAGTTCCCTTAATACCGTCATTAAATACAGCAATAGCATATACAGGTTTAGTTGTCATTATTTTATATAAATAATATATAATTAAAACACAAATTATAACTAATAAAGATATATAAAAGTACATTATTGGTTTCATTATGTATTATATTTTGAAATTAAATTACAATAATCGGCGTTTTATGCATCACGAGAGAAAATATTAATGATCTCAGGGCTCTTCGCTTTCTTGGCCTTCCGTGTTTTACGCTGTCCAGCCTCACGAACACACTTGAAACTAGCGTTTCTAATTTGTCCGGATTTACACGTCTTAACACATCGTTTAGTAGTCGGGTTAATTTCCTTACCGACAGGGCAAACTTTCTTGGTAATAATTTTGTCCTTAACACACTTGAAACTAGCGTTTCTAACTTGACCAGATTTGCACGTCTTAACACACCGTTTAGTAGTTGGGTTAATTTCCTTACCGGTAGGACAAACCTTACTGGTAACAATTTTGTCCTTAACACACCTAAAGCTTGGGTTTCTAACTTTCCCTTGTACGCATACCTTCACACATCGTTTCGTAAGCGGATTAAACTCTTTGCCTGTGGGACAGTCACGAACAATTTCTATATTTTCCGTAACAGCCAGAGGGACCACAGCAGTACTATTGTCGATTGCCGCCGCAACCTTCATTTCAACCGACACTTTATTTGCAATCAAATGGTTTTCAATATGCTTGTTATGTTTTTCAAGCAGTCCGCTGTTAGTCAAAAGGTCTTCATATTGTGCTAATAATTGTTCAGGCGTGGAACGTATAAATATATTCGTACGTAACATATCCGTCTCAATGATGCGACCCAATTTCTTTTCAAAGTCTGTTTCCAATAAATGCTTAGACCGTTGTAGAACAAACATAAGCGCAATTCCAAGACCATATGTATCAACGGTATCAATAGATTTATCAATAAATCGGTTGTAAGCATCATCATTTGGTTCAAATTCAAGAACATTTTTAAATGCGTTTTCAATAATCTTCTTGGCGACATTGTCCCGGACGCAGCTTGTAAACAAATATCCGCAATTATCCGCAACCGAATCGGCGAATGCTTTATATGCCTTCTCACTCTTTCCCTTGGTCGCGGCGTTCATATAAGCCCCTTTATTCCAATAAACCGCTTCAAGTGGAAACGACCAATGATGTTTATCACCGAGCCAAGACTCAGATCTTTTCGCATCAGAAATACGTCTGGACTTCTTCTCCATAAATCCGAAATCAATAAGATTCACTCTATTCGTTACGCGGTCATAGACGATATTTTGTTGTTTTAAGTCGTGATGCAGAAGATTATTGTCGTGTAATACTTTTAGCCCATAAAAAAGACGAATGACTTCTAACCAAAAAAGTTCAATGGCGTCAACGTGTTCCTTTGTTTTTGTCCAAGTCTCAACCTCATCGCCAAATATAGCGAGGTCTTGTCCACCATACTTCATAACAAGCAAAGAATATTCATCCATTTTTATAGGGTCAAATCGCCCAGATGGACACTTACGTATAGACCGTATATTGCTCAATATTCTGTCTGGTTTACATGCGCGGGGTTTACCTAAATAAAACTGTTTACCCTTGTCGGCAGAATCGATAAGCGCAAATTCGTTCAGTTCTTTGATTGCGTTTACAGTGGTCATTAGCTTGGATATTTCGTTTATGTTCCGGCGTGTTTTGTTCCGGCACTTCATAGATGGTTTATGCGCACATCCAAACGTACCCTCTCCTATTACGTCTACGCCGCTATCAGAAATTTCTTGGCTATTCTTTGCGGACATATTATATATTATATGGCAATAAATAATATATAATATAAAAAAGGTGTGTTAAATGAGAAAAGTGGGTTAAGGCCTATAAAATTTTACCCCCTAAAAAGTGAAAATACTACAACCGTGTAGGAAAAACGAAAAAAACAGGGATAAAAAATTCCCTACACATGTAGAAAGAAACTTGTTATTTTGGGGAAAGTATTTTGGGAAAGTCAATTTTGGACATTTTTTTTGTCCATTTTTGAAAACCTAAAATACTTTACTCGAAATAATATGTTTTCACTGCATAATTGAAATTTATGGTC